CCGACTGGATCAAAGACGTTTTGACGCCGCAATTGGTCAACCTCGACCAAATGCGTCGCCATGTCTTCGGGATGGACTTCGCCCGCAGTGGCGACATGACCGACATGGTGCCCTTGGTCATTGAAGCCAACACCCGGAAACGCTGGCCGTTCGTGGTTGAACTGCACAACGTTCCTTATCGCCAACAGGCCCAGGTGATGAAGGCTCTCGGCAACGGCTTGCCCCGGTTCGGCGGCTGCGCAATAGACGCCGGAGGTAATGGCGGGTTTTGTGCTGAAGAGGCCAGAGACACCTGGGGCGAATTCATGGTGGATGAGATCCATTTTACAGAGCAGTTCTACCGAGAAGAATTCCCGAAATACAAGGCCGGGTTTGAGGATCGCACCACAACGATTATCCGTCATGACGACATCCTGGAAGATCATCGCGCCGTGCGCCTGGTTCGTGGTGTGCCGCGTGTCCCTCAAGGAAAGACAGACAAAAAAGGTCACCGCCATGGTGACAGTGCCATAGCCGGGCTGCTGGCCGATTACCGTAGCAGGCAAGAAGTATCCCAGTATGCCTATGAATCAGTCAGTAACCGCAACAACGACAACGAATACCGCCCAGTCCGCGTCACCGCTGGCCTCGGCGCAGGAAAAGGAATCTGGTAGATGGCAGAACGTGACACAGGACTGGTAGACGCCCAGGGCCGCCGCATTATTGTCCAGGAGCTGACCAGAGAGCAAGCCGCCCCGACACTTACCGGCGTGCGTACCCTTTGGAATGAAACCGTTGCCAGCGGCCTGACACCCATGCGCCTTGCAGGTTTGCTGCGGGATGCTGCCGACGGCGATCACAATGCTTACCTGACCCTGGCTGAAGAAATGGAGGAGCGTGATCTGCATTACGGCGCAGAGCTGAGTAAGCGTAAGTTGGCCGTCGCCAGGTTGCCGCTCACTGTTGAAAGCTATAGCGACGATGCCAAAGACAAAGAACTCGCCGACGCCGTTCGCGCATTGTTGCGCCGTCCAGGGACACGCTCCCTGCTGAAAGACTGCCTCGACGCCCTGGGTAAAGGCTACAGCGTGACGGAAATGATCTGGAGTTTCGGCAAACAGTGGCGTCCTGACCGCTATGAATGGCGTGATCCACGTTTCTTCCAGTTTGATCAAGTAAGCCGCCGCCAGCTGCGTCTGCGTGACGAAGCCGACATGGTCAACGGCATCGAGTTGTCGCCGTACAAATATATTGTCCATATTCACCGCATGAAATCAGGCATCCCGATTCGCGGCGGTCTGGCCCGGCTGGCAGCATGGGCCTATATGTGCAAAGCGTTCACCATCAAAGATTGGCTGGCATTTGCTGAAGTCTTTGGGATGCCGCTGCGCATGGGCAAGTACGGAAGCACTGCCAACGCAGACGAAATCAACGTTCTCAAAATGGCCGTCGCCAACCTTGGTATTGATGCCGCAGCCGTGTTCCCCGAATCAATGAAAATTGACCTGGTCGAGGCCGGGAATAAAGGCGGCAGCTCTGACTTTTTTGAACGACTTGCCCAATACCTTGACGATCAGATCAGTAAAGGTGTCCTTGGCCAGACAGCATCAAGCAGTGGCACGCCAGGTAAGCTTGGCGATGAAAAACTGCAATCCGAAGTCCGAGACGATATTCGCGATGACGATGCCGAGCAGCTTGAAGAAACCATAAATCGGGACCTGGTTAAGCCGTTTATCGATCTGAACTTCGGTCCCCAGGAAAACTACCCAGAAGTGCAGCTGCGGGAGATCCCTGCAGAAAACATCACGGCCCTGGTCAACGCGGTTAAAGAGTTGGTGCCATTGGGGCTAAAAGTCGAACAATCCGTCATCCGCGACAAAGTCGGCCTGCCCGATCCTGACCCAAAAGCCAAGCCCGAAGATCTGCTGCAGGCACCAACTCAGAAAGAGTCGGAACCCGCGCTAAACCATCAGCATGAAACGCAGAGCGCGTTGAACGCCGAGCAGACAAACGACTCGCTGGACGAACTGGTCAACGATGAGCTGGCCGACTGGCAGCCATTTATGGAGCCGGTCATTGACCCGATCATTGACCTGATCGGCCAAGTCGGATCGTTTGAAGAGTTGAAAAAGGCACTTGCGTCATTGGCCAGGGAACAGGATCTCAATCCATTGATCAAAGCCCTGGCAAAGGCCGGAACTAAGGCACGTGGCTTGGGAGATGTCAGCGATGACGATTGAACCGCCCGGCCCGGTACCCAAATCTGTCCTGCAGTTCTTCCGCAACAAAGGTCTGCAGGTTGGCTTTAACTGGCGAGATGTCTGGCGCGATGAACATGCCGCAGCTTTTACCGTCGCAAAAGCTATGCAGGTTGATGTGCTTCAGACCATCAGTGAAGCCGTTGATACCGCTATCGCAGAAGGCCAGACGCTACGCCAGTTCAAACGTGATTTGATGCCCCTGCTGCAAAACAAGGGCTGGTGGGGAAAAACCGAGATGACCGACCCTCTGACTGGAGAAGTCATCAACGCACAGCTTGGAAGTCCACGCCGATTGCGCACCATCTACCGGGCGAATCTACGCAGCGCCAGAGCCGCCGGGCAATACCAGCGCGCCGAGCGCACCAAGGATGCACTCCCTTTTTTCCTTTACTCGCTGGGGCCGAGCCGCGATCACCGGCCAGAGCATGAAGGGTGGGCGGGCACCATCCTGCCGATTGACCACGTCTGGTGGGCCACACACCTGCCACCCAACGGCTGGAACTGCAAGTGCCGAGTGCGCCAGATCAGCAGAGCGGAAGCCCAACGCCGAGGCTACAGCCTGCCACAGCCGCCTGAGATCAACATGGTGCGGTGGGAAAATACCCGCACCGGCATTGTGGAATGGGTACCAGAGGGGATCGATCCAGGGTGGGATACCAACCCCGGAAAAACAAGACACCAGGCACTGGAAGCGTCCCTGGCCGGAAAGCTGAAAACCGCCAGCCCAATGCTGGCCGAAACCATCAACCGGGATGTCGAAGAATATAAACGCGAAAATCCATTCTAAGCGCTCCTGAAGTGCAAAAGGCTACATAGGTAGCCATTGAAGCCAGTTTGATCGATTTAAACGTTTATAAACGCCATCAGCGCAGAAAAACAAACGAGGGTCACATGGATAAATATCTCATCGCATTGAACAGACAACTCCCTGAAGGATATGCCGCCACCGCATTGAACTTTGAACTGACAGCGGCTGATGAACTTCCAGGACGAATTGTTTTGGTTCCTGCCGGGCCTATTGTCATTGGTCGCGATGGCCGTCAGTGGCGAAACTCAAATCCGCAGAACATCGTCGATGCCATGAAGTCCCGCAACGTCGATGTCGTGATTGATTTTGAACACGCCTCGGAACTCAAAGCACCCAAAGGCGACAAGGCACCAGCCGCAGCTTGGCTTGACGACTTTGCTGTTGAAAACGGCCAAGTCACGGCGCGTATCAAACTTTGGACGCCGGATGGTGAAGCCGCCGTACGTACCAAAGAATATCGTTACTACAGCCCGGTCATTATCTACCAGCGCTCAACCTTTGAAATCTCCCGTATCAGCAGCGTTGGATTAACCAATAAACCGAATCTGGAACTCGCTGCCCTGAACAGCGAACAACACCTCATGGAGGAAAACATGGACAAAAAGATCCTGGCCAAACTTGGTTTGGCCGAAACCGCAACAGAGCAGCAGGTACTCACGGCGATCGCCACCCTGCAATCCGATCTGGTCTCGGCCCGCAACGCTGAACAGACGCCCAGCCTGGAAAAGTTTGTTCCCCGCTCTGATTACGATCAGATGGAGCAACGAGCTATGAATGCCGAGCAGACCATTGCCGACAATCAAAAGGCCCAGCTGGAAACGGCCCGCGACGAAGCCATTAATGCCGCGCTTGAAGCCGGTAAGATCGCCCCGGCCAGCAAGAACTATTACGTGGCTATGTGCCATGACCAGTCCGGCCTGGATCAGTTCAACGAGTTTGTCAAAACCGCGCCGCAGATCGCGGCACCATCCAACCTGGACAAGAAAAAACCGGATGGCGAAGGCGAATCATTGAACGCCGAGGAACAGAAGATTTGTGAAAGCCTCGGTATCAGCACTGAAGATTACCTGGCGGCCCAGTAATCAAGACCAACACCTAACAAGGAGATAGAACATGCCAGCATTAACTCAAGACCGTAATACCAAAGCCCGCTCAGGCGATCTACTGAGCCTGCTCGCCGCCGCAGCAAAGACATTTTTTACAGGCTCGCTTGTCGCCATTGATGCAGATGGCAACGCAACACCCGGAGCCACCGCAACAACATTAACCGGTGCCGGTCGCTGCCGAGAGTATGTCGACAACAGCGAGGGTGCCGCCGGTGACAACCGTGTGGACATTGAAAAAGGCATTTTCCACTTTGCCAACTCCGCCGACACCGACGAAATCACCACTGCCGATATCGGCAGCAATTGTTACATCGTCGACGATCAGACCGTCGCCAAGACCGACGGCACTGGAACGCGCAGTATTGCCGGTGAAGTTTTTGACGTTGACGCCCAGGGTGTCTGGGTCGATTTCCGTTAACCATCAGGAGCACAGCTACAGGCACACGTGCTGACAACTTATCCGCTTAACTCAATGGAGGAACCCATTATGAAAAAGATACTGATTCTATTCACCCTGGTAATGATTGCCGCCCTGTTCGGCAGCATTGCCTTTGCTGACCCGGCCCAGGCCGATCTGTTTACCTGGTCCATGTTGCTTGGTGGTGGCGCAGCCCCTGCTCTGGTCATCGGTGCTGACACCTTGCGCACTCTTTTCCGTGGATTTAAGGCCACTTTTAACAAAGGATTTGGTGGTGTCACCAGCCAGTGGGAAAAAATCGCCACGCGTGTCCCGTCATCGACATCCAGTGAAGATTATGGCTGGCTCGGTCATATCCCAGGCATGCGCAAATGGATCGGTGATCGCCAGATCAACAACATCAAAGCCCATGGTTACAGCATTAAAAACGATGAGTTTGAAGATACGATCGGCGTGCCGCGCACGGCCATTGAAGATGATCAGTACGGCATCTTTTCGCCGCTCATGGAGAGCATGGGGCAGGCCGCCGCAACGCATCCAGACGAACTGGTATTTGAACTGCTCGCCGCCGGGTTTGAAACAGCCTGCTATGACGGTCAGTATTTCTTCGACACCGACCATCCCGTGATTGACAAAGATGGAAATGTTCAAAGCGTCAGCAATATGGCGGACGGTGCAAACTCTCCCTGGTTCTTGCTCGATACAAGTCGCCCACTTCGCCCCATCATTTTCCAGGAACGTAAAAAGCCGAATTTCGTCTCTAAGGACGATGAAAAGGACGATAACGTTTTCATGCGGGCGCAGTATGTCTATGGCGTCGATAGCCGTTGCAATGTCGGCTATGGCTTCTGGCAAATGGCCTACGGCAGTAAGGCAACATTGAATGGCGACAACTTCGACGCGGCCATGCAGGCCATGCTTTCTGTCAAGGGTGACCATGATCGAAAACTCGGCATTCGCCCGACAATCTTGGTGTGCGGTGCAAACAATCGCGCTGCGGCAAAAGCGGTATTGAAAGCCCAGTTTATCGACGGTGGCAATACCAACACCAATTACGACGAAGTCGAATTGATGGTCGTGCCCTGGCTTGACTAACCTTTAACCGTTCTTATCTCAGGGTGGCACCCGCCGCCCTGAGTTTAAAAGGAGTTTAAACGATGATCAAAATCACATCGAAAAAGGCCGGTTTCCGTCGCTGCGGCATTGCCCACCCCACCACGGCAACCGAATACCACGACGGCAAGTTTACCGCCGAACAACTCAAGCAGCTTCAGGCCGAACCGATGCTGGTGGTCGAAGTGATCGCCGGAGATCCTGACACCGGCGATGACGCAAAAGTACCGACCGCCAAAGAACTGATCGCACTGATTGAGCAGGCTGAAACCGTGGAAGCACTCAACGCCTTGCTGCCCGAAGGCGAAAAACGCACCACCGTGCTCGAAGCCTACAAAAAGCGTGGCGAAGAACTGACCAAGGCGGCGGAGTAATAGGCCATGTACGCCACCATTCAGGACATGATCGATCGCTATAGCCAGGACGAAATTACCCTGGCATTTGACACCGACCAAGGCGGCACGCTCGATGAAACAACGGCCAATAAAGCCCTGGAAGACGCCACAGCGGAAATTGATGGCTACCTGGTCGGCCGTTACGACACGCCCTTGTCCTCGCCTCCAGCCGTGCTGGTGCGGCTGGCGGTGGATATTGCCCTGTACCGTGGCAGCATACTCGGCGCTCAAACCGAGGAAAAGCGCACCCGCTACGAAGATGCCGTCCGGTTCCTCACCAAGGTGGCCCAGGGGGACATCTCCCTGGGCCTCGAAAAACCCAGCCAGGGCGGCAGCGGCGGTGCCAGTTTCGTGGCTTCACCGCGTCTCATGGGACGTGGCCGCATGGATGGCCTGCTGTGAGCGGCACCGGCATCCGCGTCGACGACGCCGATCTGCTCCGGCTGTGCGATCGCCTCAATCAGCTGGCGACGTTAACCGATCGGGATCTCATCCCGTTGCTGCGTGATGCCGGTGCCCTGGTCGAGAGCCAGACCCGGCGGCGCATTGAAGATGAGGAAGGCGCGCCGGATGGCACCCCATGGGAGCCGTGGTCGGCGCGCTACCTCAATACCCGGCACGATAACCAGCAGATCCTCATCGGTGAGGGAGATCTGCTTGACAGCATCACCTGGGAGCTGACCGGCGACGGTGTCGAAATCGGCACCAACCTGATTTATGGCGCGATCCACCAGTTCGGTGGCGAGGCCGTCGGCATTCCCATTCCGGCCAGACCGTATTTAGGACTGTCGCCGGACAACATGGACGAATTGGAACAACTGACCGAGAACTTTTTTAACAGGATGCTGCAATGACCATCAACGAATTCAGCACAGCCGTTGCGGCAGCCGTCAAAGAGACGCTGCCCGACCTCAAAGCCTGCACCACCCATCCGGGCCGCTTCGGTCTGGATGAAGTCAAACGCCTGGCAACGCGGGTGCCCGCCGTCTACGTCGCCAGTATGGGCGTTGTCGCGGTGGATGAAGTCGATGACGGTTCGCGCGATGTCACATTGCAGATGGTCGCCTACGTGTTGACCAAAGACATGCCCGGCCTGGCCAAAGAGGTCAGCGTCAGCAATATCGTCAGTGTGCTGGTGGCCTGGTTGCCGTCCCGCCGCTTTGGCAAAACACACCCTGCGCAAAAGGTCACCGCGCAGAATTTCTACAGCGGCACCATCGACAAAACCGGCGTCGCCATTTGGGCCGTCACCTGGCGGCAGACCATCCGCATGAGCGAAGAGGATCTGGTCGAAGACGGCATCATTCCCACCGACGTCTATGTCGGTGTCACCCCGGATGTCGGGCCGCCACACATTGACGATTACGTGGAGGTCACCGCCGATGAATGATGATCTGGCCTTCCGTGTCACCGAGATCGAGCGCCGTCTGGCCAACGTGCTGCGTGTCGGAACGGTGAAAAAACTCGACGATGCCGCTGCTCGCGTCACCGTCACCATTGGCATCATCACCACCACCTGGCTGCCATGGCTGACCCGGCGTGCCGGAGAAGATCGCAGCTGGTGGGCACCGGAACAGGGCGAACAAGTGATGGTGCTCAGCCCCGGTGGAGATCTCGCCCAAGGCGTTGTCCTGCCAAGCATTTACCAGAGCAGCTACCCGGCCCCGGCAACCACCAGGGACAAAAGCCGCATCGAATTTAAGGACGGCGGCTTTGCCGAATATGACCGCGAGAGCGGCAAGCTCATCGTCTCGGCCGAGGGCCTGGTGCAGATCATCGGCAAAGGCACCGTTGAGGTTATCGGCAAAGACGGTGGAACGGTAAAAGGCTCGGTCCAGGGCGACTGCCTGTGTACCTACACCGGCCAACCGCATCCGCACATCTCACCAACCGTAAAGGAGTCGTTCTGATGGCCCTGAGTGCAGCGAGCATGCGTGACAAAATTAAGGCCCACATGGCACAAGTTGCCGCCTATCAGGGCAGTGACAATGCAGACGCCTTGGAATACCGCGATGCAGCGTTGGAAGCAATGTGCGCAGGCATCATCGAAGAAATCGTCGAAAACGCCGTGGTGGAAACCACTAGCGGCGCACCCGATAGCGAACATGAAGGAAAGGTTTACTGACAATGGCAAAGAAGACGAAAACAGCGGCGGCTGACACATACACCGTGGCCAAGCCCTTCGATCTGGACAACATCCCCCAAATCCTCGGCGCAACGATCACACTGTCACCGCGTCAGGCTAAATATTTGCTGCTTGACGGAAAAATCAAGCGTGATTTGAAAACAACCAAGAAAACGGAGGTAACCAATGGCTGAGACCTTTTTACATGGGGTTGAGGTGCTTGAAATTGACGACGGAATCCGCCCGA